AAAGTATTACAACAAACCATACACAAAAAAGGTGCACATCAAGGCCCTTGTGAAGGAAACTATCAAATCAAAGACCCAAGATGGGGATCCTGTGAAAACACTCAAACTACTACTCGGCGACGAAAGAACAGATAAACTACTCAAATCTATTAAATCCTACAAACTAGACCCTGTCATCTCCATACCCTTCCATGGAGACAGCGAAATCTATCTTGACGACAAGGACAACCGGGTGCTGCTCATTAAGACAATCAACATCAAGGGTAAATCAATCACAGAGGAAAGAATAGTCATAGACGCCTACCCTGAAAGAATATCAATCTATGAATCCCCACTCCCAGGCGAAACACGACAAATCAAGATACAATGGATATCACCAACACAACAAAGATTCACGGAAGGCCCAGCACCATTCGAATATCACATTGAAACACTCAAAGAATCAGGGCGTATATTCTATCACAACGTTTGCAGGGATGTCCTGGCCACCATAATAGGGTGGATGGCCTACAAGGGAAACGCAGTGATTGAAAGGGGAGTTGACACACCCGGATTTTACTACAACGAGAACGAGGGAAAGATATACTCAGTCAAATATGATATCAAAGACGTCACCGCAGAGGATATCAAGGCATGTGCAGATCTACTCTCAAGTCTCTCAGAATACTTTGATGACCCTGTAAAGCTAGCAACAGTCCTGAAATGGTGTATCATAGCACCATTCAATTATGTGCGTAAACAAGTCGGCGCCCCACTATTCCCCTACCTGTACCTCTATGGGGCTTCAGGTTCAGGGAAAACGAGCGTCGCGAGGATAGGTCAATACGTTTACACTTACCCCACAAGTGAAAACGATGTCGGAGGATCCAGCTTCGACACAGTAGCAAGGGTAGGTCATAGGATCAGCCAATCAACATTCCCTATAATCATTAATGAACCAAAAGCCTGTTTTGATCGTCCCAGCACTGCTGAGATGATCAAGGTGATGGTCGAATCAACGATAGGACGCGGGAGACATGAAGGTAAAGTATTCAAAAACATACCCAGCCTCTCACCAGTCATATTCACTTCAAACCATTACCTGCCACCAGATGACGCATTACTGCGACGATTAGAGGTTATTAACTTCGTCCAGTCAGAGCGGAAGAATGATGAGGATTCGAAGGAGTTTAACGAGAAATTCAGGATTAACACGCCACATAAGAGTCCGCTCATGGTTCTGAATAATCTTGGGGCATTCGCTGCCAGGGAGTTCATCGAGGACGTGGAGCTCTGCACAGATGATTGGAAGGCCGCTGCGAACAGTATCATCCTGAGATTCTATGCTGACGCTGGCCTGGAGCCTCCTGAGTGGTTGCTTGGCTGGTCAGAGACAGAGAGTCTTGAGGATGTGGACGATGATATCAGGGAACAGGTGAGGATCTTCATTATGGAGCAGATCAACAATGAGGTCAGGAAGGCTAAATGGGTTGACAGTGAAGAATATAATGTTCAAAGGGATCTTTCAGGGTCTTTCAGGGTCTCTTTCGCTGAGAAGGCTGAGAATGTCCTGTTGAATGGACTTATACCCTATATGGTCTTACATGAGGGGTATAAGGGGCGGCGTGTTGTATTTACAGGAGGTTTTAAGGATGCTGTGAACAGGGCGCTTGGTCTGTCGTTGACGTTGAAAGGCCTCTCTGACATCCTGGGTGAGGAATGGATGTATGGTTCTGTCAAGGTGTCAGGGAGGGTGATGAAGTGTATGCATATCTGTTTTGATGAGTTTGTTAAGTTTGTTGATTTAAGTGAAATCATGTTAGAAAAAGAGGAGGATTTTTAGGTGAACCTAAGAGGTAACCTGAAGGTAACCCAAAGTAACCTCAACCATGAGGTTACCTTTAGAGGCCTGGAGAGCCTTTTTTTCAGTAAAAAGGAGTTCTCTGCGATTTCCGAAAAAGGTAACCTGAACCTGAGGGGTGATACCCTATACTCAGAAAAAACTGGTCAAACCCTTAAGTTACCTTGGTTACCAAGTTACCTTTTATATATGGGTTACCAAAGTTACTTTGGTTACTTTTCCTCAGAATCCTCAGATAACCCGGAAACCCATCAAAACCCATCAAAACCCCGGGTTACCTCAACAAGAACAACCAAAACTGAATATAGAGGTTAGATAGATGAGAAATGATAAAAATGAGAGATTGTGGAACTTTAAGGAATTAACCCACTACCTCGGCTACTCCATAAAAGTCAAACCCACCCTAGAAAAACTCGCTAAAAAGAAATACAGAGTCAGCCTAGCCGTCCTCGAAGAATTCCAGCCACACTTCACACCCACCACAGGTGGAATGAGCCAGACAACCATCGAAATAGGAATATACAGGACAAGGACAGAGTCAATCAAAAAGATCAAAGAGATAATCGACACAATAACCATAGAAGACCTCCTCATAGGAGGGATGAAGCAGTGAAAACCATAAGACTCACAACCGACAACCCAGCAGGCTTGCACAGCATAACACACATGCTGACACAGATAAACGTCGACATTGCCACCATCCACGCCACACCAGAGGCCCTGACACTCGAAGGCATGGACGGGTCACACATCATCTACTACAACATCAGGATCACACCAGACTTCTTCACAGACTACAAAGTCCCAGAGAACGAGGAACTATCAGTCCCAGTCGAAGAACTCAACAACATCCTCAAACTCACAGGGAGAAACAACACAATCACAATCACCAACCATACAGATGACGAGGAGAACACCACGTCCCTCATCGTCACCAGGTCCACAGAGAGAGACGAAACAAGGTTCACAATACTCTGCCCTGACATAGAATACGCCACCCCAACAGTCGACATGGGCACATTCGAATTAAATGCGACGATCACAGTCAACACAGACATGATCACGTCATTCTTCAAAGACGCGGCCCTCACATCCTCTGACGCGATCGAGATCAAAGTCGATGAAGACTACCTGTACCTCATGACACCTGAGGATTACAATGGATTCCATGTCATGTCCCGGCAGGGGCATGGTGAGAAAGTCTATGGGGAGTACTTAAGCCAATTCACGATAGAGAAACTCAAACCACTTATCCTCGACGGATTTGAGACCGTTACAATCCACGTGGACAACGAGAAACCAATTAAATTAGAGTACTCAGACATTGGGGTTAGAGCGAACCTTCTCCTGGCCCCACGGATCATAGGAGAATAAAGGGAAGGGATTTGTCGTGACAACAGTCCACATCAACACAAACGTGAAACTAAGACGCAGAAACCTTAAAAACGCCGTCCTATACATCGTCGATAAATACGGGGATGAGATAGGCCTCTCAAGTGATGGTGTCTGTGAAAAAATCATCGAGGAGGGTCTGATGCACAGTAGATCCTCCCCGACCAGGAAGATGGTAGCATACACGCTCTCACAACTGAAACGTGAGGGTATGGTGAGGGTGGATAACACTACGAGGGGTCCGAGATTCACCCTGGAACCACACGTCAATGTTCAAGTCCATCAAAGCCCCGCGCCCAGGACTATCTGGGCGGAATTATACATGGAAACCATCCAAGCCCTCAAAGTCTCTGACGAACCTCTCACAACCCATGAACTCTTCGAAGTCGTGACAGATAACGGTGAATACAAGGGATATCATCTCACTGAAGAGGAGTATGTGACGAGGGTCATATCACCCCTCTCCTGTCAGGGTTATCTTATGGAGATAGATGAACCTGAGAGGTGCGCCAGGTGTTGGGGATACCGTGAGAATGGATTCAAAACAAGCAATGAGAGGATGAGTTGACGGTGATGCTCATGAAATCTGTTGAATTCGCGTCTAAAGAATGGTGGGAGCTGAACAAGAGAGAGTCAAAGAAGATCGAGGACTCAATAATCAGGCTGAGGAAGGAGGGGTATAAATACGATGAAATCTCTGATGCTCTTAAAGTAAGCAGACAGCGTGTATGGAGAACCCTGTCAAGGCAGGGTTTAGTCCATAATTCAAGAGATATGGAGGAGATCAGGGCGAATGTTCACAGGCTCTACACGTTGGGGTACACTATACCTGAAATCGCTGCGACTGTTAAGATCAGTAAGAGGTGTGTGCGTCAACTTGTCAATAAAATTGAATACCCGTACAGGTGGCGTGTAAACCAGGAAGGGAGATTCATGAAGGTGGGATGGGAGCATCCCCGCCCCTTCACCATCTTTGAGCTCCATAAAGCCTACAAGCTACACGTTGAGGAGGGGTGGAGTATCCTGAAGCTCATGAAGATCCTCGGTGGCGGATACATGACTGTCAGGAGGTACATACAAGCATATGGTGCAGGGGAACTCGATGAGGTCTGGGAGGCCTATGATAGGTATCATCGGGGCGGTGACGGTGTTCCTGGATGATTAGATGATTTTTCATCGTTATAGACATATATAGCGAAGTATGGGGAGTGGATATATGATATACATAGTTACACGGCATCAGAGCACTGTTAACTGGATTAAGGCTAAACTGAATGGTAAAGGCCTTGACCGGGACGTCTTCGTCGCAGGGCATCTCAGTGATCAGATGATCCTGCAGATGAAGAAGGGTGATGCTGTCTACGGCATCCTCCCCATCCACCTCATCAAGAGGTTGCTCCGTAAGGGTGTGGATTATTATCATATGGTCCTACCCGATGTCCCTGAGGAATTCAGGGGTAAGGAGTTGAGTCTTGAGCAGGTGAAAGCGTTTGGAGGTCAAATATGGAAAATTAGGGATATTGATTGTGTTGAAGTATAAAAAAAGAAAAAATAGGTTATAGGTGGCTCACCGATCCCGAGGAATAACCCTCCACCGGCCCAAGACGAGGGCCTTCTGGAGGGCCGTGAATTCCTCGGGAGTGATGTCATACTCCCTGAGGAACTCATCAAGGGACATCTTGTCCACTATTTCGTGTCTGTTCAAGGTCATCCCAAGAATATGGGATAACCTGAACCTTTTCTCTGTACTCATCTATCTCACCTCAATAAAACTACACTATCCTCTTCACCCTGATCTCGAGGAGGACAGCTTCATCATCCTTCATGCCGAGTGCTTCCCTGACGGCTATGGGGATTGATATCCTCCCCTGCCTGTCAGGTTTGGCGGTGAAGGTGAACTCAGTCACCTTCACCACCCCTCTCGTCGATGTATTTCATGACGCGGTCGAAGAGTTCCTCTGCGGTCTGACCATCCTCATAGCTGAGCCAGTGGATGGCTACTGAGTCTTCGTCGAGTTCCTCTGGGTAGTAGAAGTCCTCAACGAGTTTGAGGGCATCCTCAAAGGCCATCTCAGCTTCCTCGTATTCTTCCAGGATTTCATCTTTGAGTTCATTGGCGAGCTGGATGATCTCCAGCTCCTCTTTTGTTCTTTTCATGACTATTCCTCCCTCCTTTCAAGTTCTTCTTCGAGGAGGTTAATCGCCTCCTCAACATATTCAGGGTCAGCCCATTTAAGCTGACCCCGTGCTTCGAGCCATCCGCATAGCTTCCTATACTTCCCCAGGGTGGTGAGCCCTGGGGCGTGGATTATTCTGTCGATTTCGTACCTGAGAACCCCACGATAAAAGTCCTCGATGAAGGCTATTACGCCTTCATCAACCGGGCCCTCCACCCTGTACAGTGGCACAACCCTCCCAGTGGACTCGACGTAAGCGATAACTGTGAGGGTTTCATCCCTCCTGCGGTACAGGTAGAGGCCCTCCCGGATCCATGTCCCGGTCCAGTGCCACCGTTCTACCTCCGCAGCCACAAGTATCCTACCCAGCCCCATGTAGGGCTGGTAAAAATCAACATCATCCTCGGCGGCTATGCCTCCGACCCTTACGATCTCCCACCCCTTGGCGTTGGGGTGGGACTCCCCTGTTATGGCCTGGGCGAGTTTCCCGGGCCGTACGAGGAACTCGTCCCCATTTCTTTTGAGGAGGGCTCTGCGCACACCCTCCATGACGTCAGTTTTCACTTATTCCACCTCCTTGAGGTCTACGTTGTAGACCTCTCCAGCCCTGACCCTGTCGGCCAGGGCCTCTACCTGGGTCGCTGGGGCGGCGACCCAGAAGTGTTCCTCGTCGCAGAGCCCACAGGACCCTGCGACGAGGACGACCTGGACCCCTGCCTGGGCCAGGTCGAATGCTATGCGGTAGAGGTCTACCGCATGCTCCTCGAGGAGGTCTTCGTCCTCCTCCTGGAAGTCTGAGAGGTCCCAGAGGACCTCCCAGAACTCCTCCCCCTGTGGGTGGAGTATTTCTTCCCCACCCACAATGGAGATCTCTTCGAGGATGGGGAAGGGGTTCTCCCCATCCTGGTTGTATTCGCTGATGGCCCTTAGGGCCTCCACGGTGTCTCCCATGGAGGCCCTGAGAAGGGCCCCATGCGCGATCTCTACTTCCGCGCATATTTCCACAATTTCTTTTCGCATATTCACCATCTACCTCACCTCATTTTCTTGTGGGGTTCAGGTGTTTTCACCTGTACCCCGTTGAGTGTATTCTGTTGGAGGGAGTATATAAATGTTTTCCTCCCTCCACCTATACACTCCATGATATACCTTATTCTGGATACTAATATATATACTTTTCTATTCCTCGTTTACTTTTAATAGCAGAACAAAAAGAGACTAAAACATGAAACTCAGCACAATGTACGCTAAAGCAACAAAAAAAGAACTAAGACCAGGAAAAGAACAAGGAACGTGCTGCATATGCCACGAACAGACAAGGAAGGACACAAAAAAAGATTAGGTCAAACCTTCACAACAACCGACCAGACAAGCAGGGGAGACGTCATCTGCCCCTACTGCATGACACTCAAAAAAGACAGCAACAAACTCCGCAGGACAATGTGGATCCTCACAGAAGACAAATTCCACCCATTCAAACGCCCAGAACTCCCACAGATCCTCAAAGAACCACCAGACAAACCATACTACCTCTACCTGACAAGGACGTACAAGAAGATAGGCTGGATAATCATGGACGGCCTCCTGAACCAACCCAACCAGAAGATCATCAGATTAGCCTGTGACATGGAAACACATACACTAAGCCGTGAATTAGCAGTCCAGACCATAGAATGGATTAACGAGCTCAGAGAAAAATACAGAATCAGTAAGACGGAGATGAAGACTGGTGATGTGAACCCAGGGAAACTACAGGACATGACCGTCAGGGAAGCCAGGAACCTGAACATCACCCTAAACAAATTGAAGGGTAACCCCACATGGGAGTTACTCATAGACATGGCATAATATTAGAGAGGTGAAAAAGGGATGACCCAAAAGAAGAACCCGGCACCCATCCTCGTCAGGATAGGGGTATGGGTGACCATGATCTGCCTGGGAATAGTACTATTCTTCGTAGTCCTGGGCCTAATATCCGCAATACTTGGAGGAGGCGTATAGGATGACTGATGAGAAGACTGAAAACGCCCTCGCAAAGTGCCTTGCGATGACGTATAGGAACATTGAATGGAAGAAAGTTGGTGTGAAATCAGCGTACACATACTTCACAGACCGTGTGCGCGCAGCAAGCCGCATGAGCACCATCACATCCTTCCTAGAAGAACTAAACAGGATGTGCGGTGTCAGCTTCACCCAGCACAGCCTCAAAGACATAAACACACTCAAAGAGAACGAAGACGAAGCCCTGAACCTACTCAGACATGAGACAAACTACGCAGTCCTACTCGCCCTGGAAGTTGTTGAGAAACTCAAAATGAAGAAAGCAGAGGATGAAGGTGATGAAGTATGAGGACTGTTAAGTACCCTGGAGTGTTAACTGCCCGGACACCTATCCATCACGGCGGCCCTGAAGTCTATGGGACGATAAAACCCATACTCACACTCCCCACACTCATAGAGGATGAGAAGGGGATGAGGGTTGAGGACGTCCCCTACATCCATGGGAATGCGATCAGGGGGTACCTCCGCCGCCTGGTCATGCAGGACTTCCTGGATCAACTCGATTATGACCTCAAATCAGCGAAGATCTACCATTTTCTCTTCACAGGGGGCCTCCTGGAGGCTAACACAAAATCCTCTGGTATGATTGACGTGAAACTCAAATCAGGGATCCGCAAGTACATCCCACCAGCAAGTCTCTGGGGTTCTGCCCTGGGCAATCAGATGATCCAGGGCAAATTGAAGGTGGACCTTGCAGAACCGATCTGCAAGGAACTTTACTGGCAGCAGAAACAGTACTGTGACATCGATGGCCCTTCAAGTTATTCCCTGAAGGCGAGGGACTTCGGGACCCGCCTTGATAGTCTCAGGGAGTACAAGGAGGACAGAGAGGATGGAGAGCAGGCGACGCAGATGAAGTACGAGTTCGAAGTCATCGTGAAGGGTGCGAAGTTCTATCATGAATTCACACTCACAGACACTGACCCTGTTGAGGAATCATGTTTCATCCGGGCATTGAACCTGTGGAGCGAACGCCCCTACCTCGGGGGGAAGAGCGGTTCAGGGTACGGGAAACTGGATATCCGCTATGACTATGACCCTGATGCTGAGGCAACATACCTCTCGTATGTCGAGGAGAAGGCTGACCTGATCAGAGAGTTTCTTGATGAATTACAGGCAAACTGGCGATGATCATGTCTCTTGCTGCCAGGATCCAGGATAAAATCAGCGCCTACCTGAGACGATCTAAACACAGAGTAAAAAAACCACTCCACAAGGCCGACTCGAAGACAATACAGGAAGTCTTTGACAGAATCCCTTTCTACACCCTTGCAAGGCACTGGGATGCCTATCACAACCCAGACAGATACACTACAAAAACCCTCTCCCGGCAGGTGAAGGTACCATACCACACACTCTATAATTGGATCACACGCAAATGCTCCACGAGGGTGGGCTGGTTCTGGAAGGGCTGGATCGTCATAGGGAACACAAAGGACCCCAGGAAACCAGCAATATTCAAGACAAAGACAACAGAAGAGATACTTGAAGATCTGCACACCAACTACATTGAATTACAACCACTCACAAGCAGGAAGGACTTTGAGGGATGCATAAGGAATTACCTGGAATGTAATGGGCCATCCACAGCCTTAGAACTCTACGAGGAGGTCGTGCTAAACAATTATAACGCTAAATTCTCAAAGTCAAGGTACATGAAACGCAACGCATTCACCGCAATCATACGTGGCGTGGATGGCGTGGTGAAGGTAGGGACCAAAAAGGCGAAGGGCTATAACATGCCAGTCTATGCAGTTGATGAAGGATGTGTAGCAAAATGAAGGAAGATAGAGCGAACTCAAAGAACTCAAAGCTAACTGTAGAGTGGAACTCAAAGAACTCCGCTAAGGAAGGTGTTAGGTCCTGGAGACTATCACAGTACCGCCGATTCCTTGAATCCGATGCCAAGACAAGCCTCCCTGTCACGAGTCATGACATCGAGGAAGTGATGTGGATCGTGGAGAGGCTGAAACTCTCAGACCTCCACCGGAGGGCTTCATGGGAGCAGGTGCTCCTTGCACTCACAGTCTTCATCCTGGAGTCCCGGCTCCCCTACACCATCCGCTTTGAGGATTATCGTATCCTCAAAGAGTATGGGGTGGATGTGGGTCTATACGCGGCGGTCCTGAGGAACCTCCTCAAGATTTACCGTATGAATATGCCTATACAGGCCTCCTTATCCCGGTAGTGGGTGTGTCCCTTGACTGTGTTACGTTATATAGTGAGAGGGGACTATTCAAGTCCCCTGGTGAAGGTTATGTCTCCTTGTCCACAATGCGGGTCCCAGAGGAGGGATTATGTCCCTGAGGATGGGTACATGGTCTGCAAGGACTGTGGCCTTGTCCTCGCCGCTGTGTATCCATACACTGCTGGGTTGAGAATGGATCTACCTGAGGGCCTCCTCTGATTCTGTTGGGGTGAGATATGGTGAGTGATGATATCCTGGAACATTTAGATGCCTTCAACTCCGCACTCATCGATTTTATGGATCGTTTTGAGTGGGTTGAGCGTGACGCTGTGGAGGTCTGCGACATACTCAACTTTGGGGCCCTCATTGTCGGAGTGGCCGTCTGTTTCATCCCTGATGAGTGGGGTGGTGTCTGCATCTACATTGATGAGGATGCTGTTGAGTACCTCCCACTGATACTCGAGGTCTTCATGAAGAACTATGTGAACTGGGGTCTCAGGGAGCCGCTGATCTAATATTGGGGTGAGATATATGGGTGTTGATCATGGAAAGCTGAGTACATACGTTGTTGGTGTTGTGGTCCTTGTCTATGGGTATCTTCTGAGTAATCCGGCCCTGATTGAGGCCTTCATGGCTAAAATGGGCCTTGCAGGATATAGTCCGCTTGTGCTCTCGATACTTGCATTCACATATGACTATTTCTTCCCCAGAGAGGAATCCTCAGACATTGGGGGCCAGGATGAGGCCTGATTAAGGGTGGTGATGAGTGGGAGCGCATCAAATCCAATGCGATGACATTAAGAACCTTACCAGGGACCTTGCTGAGATTAGGGCAGTCCTCAGGGAGAAGAATGTTATGAATGGCTTCACAAGGGAGCGTATTGAGGATCTTGAGAAGACTGATGATGAGATCTATGATCGTCTCGATGGACTCCATGATGCCATTGTCAGTCTCCGTGAGGAGGTCTATGGCCTTAATGTGACTCTTAAATTGTTCTATCGGATAAACGTCGCTGTTATAATCTCTGTTTTCACTACTCTCGCGGTTTATGGGTTTGAGGTTATCCTGCTTTGAACTTCATTATAGTGTAATATAGCGAAGTATACTGGTGTGATGATGAAGGGTGAGGAAGAGAAGCACAGGGAAGCATACGACCATTACCTCGCCCACATTGAGGCAGGATACACAAAGACGGCGAGCGTCAAAGAAACAGCCAGAAGGATAGGGGTCTCCGAGGCAACAGTCTGGAACTGGAAGAGACGCTTCCACTGGGATGAGAAACAGGCGATAGACAGCTACGAGATCAAAGAGACGTTCAAGGAAAGGAATCATGAGATCATCATAGACTTCAAGACCAAATACCTCGCATTCCTCAATGACCTCATCGACCAGGCGATAGAGGAATTCCGTGAGGGCCGGGGCGTCGTCATGATACGTGATGTTGGGGACCTGGAACGAGTGATTAAAGTTGCCCTCCTCCTCCAGGGCGAGGCAACAAGCAGGACTGAGAGCAGCGTCCTGCAAGTGAACCGTGAAAAGATAGAAGATTATGAGGAATACTTCAGAGAATTAGAGGAGGAATTTGGGGCGGGGGACGCTGAGGATGAGAATCAAGGTGCGGAGGGGATTTACTGATGCGGAGAAAGACTTCCTCACTGAGACAGTCCTTAAAAACCCTTACATTCCACATAAACCATTCCTTAAGCAGGCGATATTCCTCACCAGACTCGACAGGGAACTGCTCTATGGTGGTCAGGCGGGGGGTGGGAAATCTGACGCTCTCCTCATGGCAGCCCTCCAATATGTCATGTACCCGGATTATCATGCACTCTTACTTAGGAGGACTTACAAGGAATTAGCCCTTCCAGGTGCCCTTATGGATCGTGCGGATGAATGGTTAACACCTACAGATGCTGAGTGGGTCGCGGAGAACAAGACATGGGAATTCCCATCAGGAGCAACCCTCACCTTCGGTTACCTTGAGCATGAGCGGGATAAACACCGATACCAGTCCTCAGAGTTCCAGTTCATAGGCTTTGATGAGCTCACAGAGTTCCAAGAGTCACAGTACACATTCCTATTCAGTAGGAACAGGAAGACAGAGGACAACCCCGTCCCCTTGAGGACAAGGGCTGCGACGAACCCTGGAGGCGTGGGCCATGAATGGGTGAAAAGACGATTCATTGAAGGCCCAGCACCATTCCTTCCATCCAGTTACACTGAAAACCCTTACCTTGACGCATCATATGAGGAAAGCCTTGATCTCCTCGACCCGATCACCCGACGCCAACTTAAATATGGTGATTGGTCCGCGACGATAGAGGGGAGGATCTTCACTGAGGATATCCTTGATTACTATGATGAGCCGCCGACACCAGAACAGACACGTCTTGCAGTCAGGTACTGGGACCTTGCAGCCACACCTGACAGGAATGATGACTCAATAAGTGGCGGTGCGGATTGGACGGTCGGGGCCCTCCTACTCCTTGACGACTCCGGAGGCCTCTACCTTGAGGATATCATCCGATTCAGGCTTTCACCCGCGGAGGCTGAGGATATGATCATTCAAACGATCCGTAACGACTTTCAAGTTTATAGGGAGAAATACATGGCGCGGGCTGAACTGGAGGGAGGAGCCTCTGCAAGGTATGTGATGGAATCCCTCCGCAGACGCCTGGCTGGGGTGAACTTTGACGGATCCCCTGTCCAGGGTAAAAGTAAACTAGATAGGGCCAGAGCGTTGATCCCAGCATTCAGGACATCCCAGTTAAGGCTTAAGAGGGATGCTCCATGGCTCTACACATTCACGAGGGAACTCCTCGCATTCCCATCAACTGGTGTTCATGATGACCAGGTCGACGCCCTCAGCGGGGCCTACCTCCAGGTCGCTGACTTAACATCAGGGGATCCGTATGGGGCTTCAGGTAGGCGGTATAAAGGTTATGGGGTGACATATTGAGTTTCATTGAGAGGATAAAATCTATTATCGGGTCTGTGACCAGCAGGGGCTCAAGGGACGCCCCATTACGTGTTAGAGGGTACCGTAGGGAGAGGCCCCGACAGGTAGGCTCGGATCTGACTCTTGAACAGATAAAGTATGTGATGAGGGACACCCAGGTAGAGACAGCATACCACCTCTTCGAGAGCTTCCTCCTATCCAGGCAGATGACCCTCAAAAAGAATCGTCGTGAAGATCGTGGGGATATGGGAGGGGATGTTGAGTCATTCGTTTCAGACATCTATGAGAGACTCATCGGATTTGAGAGAAGATTACGCCGTGACATCTACACCGCCATCCTCTACGGCTTCAGCGCCCATGAAATCATCTACACGACGAAGGAGATAAATGGGAGGATCCTCCTCACCATCGATGACCTGATACCCATCCACCCAGAGACGGTCTACTATGATGATTCATTCATCTTCGATGAGGATACAGGGGAGTTCCTGGGGTTAAAACAGAACATCCCATACCATCGTCAGGATGAAGAGGATGTCCCTGAGTACATCCCACGGGAGAAACTCCTCTTCTTCAGCTTCAAATCACATTTCAATGATCCTCGTGGGCGGAGCATCCTTGCAGGGATCTATGACAACGTCCAATTCAAAGAGGACGCGATGCGATGGCTCCTCATATTCTTGCAGAAACATGAGAACCCCACCCTCGTTGGGAAGGTCTCCAACCCCGCGAATAAGGAAGGCCTCCTGAGGAGTTTGGAGATGATTGATGAGGGCCTCACGAAGATTACTGTGGGTAAGGATGACAGTGTCGAGCTTGTTGAATCATCAAAGAATGGTGACGCCTTCTTTGAGTTTATCAAGTACAATGATAACGTTATACTCCGCCAGTTCCTTATAGGCACCCTCCTGCTCGGTCAATCCGACAAGGCGAGCGGCAGTTATGCGCAGGCCATGACCCAAGAGTCTGTTCTCAGGACAGCCCTGGAGGGTATACATAAGGACATCGCCGGATCCATTAATGAAGTTATCCTCCGCCTTGTTGAGTACAATTTCGGTGAGGATGCTGTTAAATCTGCTCCGCTTATAGAGTTTGAGACGTTCACTGATAGACACACGATTGAATTGCTGCAAGCCCTTCAGGGCTATGCGACCGGCCTCCTGATTGACACTGATTCAGAGTGGTTCAAGAAGCTCATCGAGTACAGTATACAGGACGCTACCGGTGAATCAATCCCATTATCCCCTGAGACCCGCGTAGCACCGGTGAATGACCTGGAGGACCTCCCACCTGGCGAGTTACCGGAGATGGAATCACGTCTTGACGATCTACTGAGGCACGTGCAAGGCTCTGGCAGGTGAAAAGCAGGATGGTGAGACGAGAACTGCTGCATGTCCGTGCAGTGACCGGAGACATGGAGAAAAAACTTAAAAAGGCCTTCAAGGCTGCTGCTGAACGATGGGAGAAAGAATTGAGGAGCTGCGAAACCGAGGATGAATTCATAGAGAAAGTGTTCAACAAGGCCGTTAACCCAATCTACTCAGTTAAAGGCATTGAAGAAGTTATCAGCGGCGTTGGGAGGGCCTTCACAGCATATGACATGCCACTCGGTCTGAGGAAGGAGCTCTTCAATGAAGTCCTCAAATCTGATATTTCAGGGTACATGGCGAAGGTGAACCGGGAGGTTGGCGATGACATCCTCAAGCATATGTCAAGGATGGTCTCTGAGAAGAAACCTTACACTGAGATGATGACAGAACTGCCACGCCGCTACGAATCCCTCTCCACCTTCAGATCAAGGACTATCGTGAGGACAGAGATGCTCCGAGGAGGGAACATGGTCGAATACCAGCGAGGCCTTGCAGACCCCGCGAACCAGTACTACCGCGTCATAAGCCATCCTAACTGCTGCCCAGACTGCGCAGAACTCTACGGGTACGGTGAATCATTCTTCAGAGCCGATGAAGTGGATAAACTCCCACCACTCCACCCTAACTGCAGGTGCGTAGTGGACTGGCCAAGTGTCTTCGACCTGCCACCAGAACTCCAGGCGGAGGTCCTTGGCACTGTAAGAGGTGATACTATTGTCTGAAGACGTTAAAGACGAAGAAAGAGTCGAGGAAGAGACACGGGAGCCACAGAGGATGAAAGTTGATGCTGTGATGTGGTCCCCCGGGGTCATATACCCATTCCTGGATGGAACACCAGGGAAAGTCTACGCTGACAAGGAACTCGCAGATGAAGTGTACGAGAAGATACTTGCAAGGGTCCAGGACGGAGGCCTCCCCATCACCATAGACCACCTGGACCAGGACGACCTGGAGATACTCAAGGAACTCGGGTACGGCGTGGTTGGAAGGGTTACAGGGGTTGAACTCCGCAATGGACGAGTACACGCAACAGAGATAACATTTGACGGAGAGGCCATCCCACAACTCCTCAAAGATGGCCTCATGAGGGCCTTCAGTATAGAAGCAGAGGTTGAAACCGAACCCGTAGAGGATGGGTACCGCATCATAGGCTTCAGGGACGTGACAGGTGTGAGCATAGTGAAAAAACCAGCCTGCCCATCCTGCCTCGTCTACCGCATCAATGCGTACACATCAAATGATAAGCTGAGAATCCAGATGAAGTTCACACCAGGAGGTGAAACCATGAAGAAAGAGGAGGAATTAACCGGATCCACGGTAAAGGCTCAGGAAGAAGTTCCTGAGGAAGATGAAGGAGTTGGGGGCGCTGTAGATGTGCTCCCGGAGCTGATAGATCGCCTCAATGAGGTTATAAATGGACTCAGAGGATTGATTGAGGAAATCCAGAACCTTCAACCAATCGATGAAGGGGAAGAAGGAGAGCAACTCACTGAGGGCCTTGCAGATGAGCTTAAAGAGAAAGCAGCGACGATCAACGCTAAGAAACTCGTTGAGAAATACATTGAGGAAGGTAAAGTGAAACCCGCGGAGACAGAGGCCCACATCAAACTTGCGATGAAAGCCCCAGCTGAGTACTCTAAGATCATGGATGAAGCACCCCAGGTCATTGAGATGTCAAGGATGTCCAGGAACCCGGCTGATATGAAGGAGAAAGAGTTCTACACGTATGAAGAATACCGTAAAAGATTCCACAGGTGATAAGGATGGTTGTGAAATACAATTATGGTGAAATAGGCCCCGGGGTTGCCATGGAGCTCAAAGAGGGGAACCTAACAGTCTCAGAGATCAGCACGCCACATGGTACGCAGGTAGGCGCCACATTCCAGTACCCTGCTAAGAAAGGGGATATAGTGGCCCTTGCAGGAGACCTCCTCGTTGAAAAACTAAGGAGTGGAGTGACAGGGAAACCTATAGGCGTCATTGAGGACGAACCACAATTCCAGGGCCAACCACCATCATCCAACGCTACCTACGGGAACTACCCGAACAGGATCGCAGCGGTCAAACTATTCGGTGTTGCTGTGAGGGAAATGGAACTCACGTCATCAAACGCGGCGATCACTGCAGGGGACTACATCAAAGTCGCCTCTGATGGGCAGACTATAGACAAGTCAACTGACCCTACTGATAAGATAGCCCTTAAATCAGCATCCGCCAATAGTGGCGCTGAGATACCAGTCCTCGTAGGCTACTACTACAAATAAGGTGATAATATGCCCGCTATAACAACCACAATGCCACCTGAGGCCCTCCTCAGGAAACATAACCTGGAGTACTATATAACTGAGAAACTCATACCTGAGGTCCCATTCCTCAACATACTCCCAACAGCTGATAACACGACAGGGGAGTTCACCAGTGTCGTGGAATCTATGAACCCGGTCGCTGATATCAAGGATGGGAAGCAGGGACTTCCTGGCCTTGCTAGTGAGGCCTCAGACCTCACCACGATCCAGTTGCAGGCAGGGAAGGTCGTCTCTGGGAACACAGTCTCATATGGTTACAGCCTCGCATACACTGACAAGGACGCTGAGAGAGGCCAGTTCACAGCTGATATACAGTTAGCGACTCAGAGGATGATCGCAGGCTTCGCATACTTCCTGAACGAGTACATCGCATCAGAACTCGTTAGGACAGCAGGCCTATCCGCCCCAGATGACCTCAGTGACTGGGCCCTCGATGAATATGATCCCCGCGGAGACCTCCTCAAGATACGTAAGAAATTCAGGGAAGAAACAGGCCTATTCCAGGCTGATATGGTCCTCCTATCACTTGATCCATACTATAAGATCCAGGAGTACCTCCTAAGCTTCGATAAGGAGGTGGATGAGGAGAACATGTCAGTCGATGGTATGATGATCAAGAACGTTGGTGACTCCTTCGATGACACGAAGGACATGATCGTCATGGACTCTAAGGCCCCTCCAGGCATCATAGAGAAGTATGTTAGCCCAGAATACTCAGCACTATCATCACAGGCCGCCCCAGGAGTCCCACCAGCACTTATCAACATCAACGAGGTTAAAGAGGACACCTACCCACACAGGAACATACTAGAACTCTGGGTTGACATCGGATACAACAGTAGGGAGCCTGGAAGCCTGATGACAGGACAACTCATAAGGTCATAGTGGTGACGCTAATGGGGTTCACAGAACTGATCAGAGGGAAAGGAGGCCCTATCAGGGGCCTCTATGACCTCGTACTCGTCGTGAAGGACAAATCCGTTGAGATAATCGGGCCAAGGACGGGTACGGGTGAGGAAGAGACAGTGAGCCACACCCTCGGCGCAACTCCTAGTAAGGTTGTTGTTGCCCTGGCATCAGTCCCTGCTGAAGGCGGAGCCTCAGCGACGGTAGGAAACAAAACAGCTACTACAGTGAAAGTCACAGTGACTGCATCCGCCAAATACTACGTGATACTGCAGAAATAACGGTTAACTTGGAGGGTGTGTGGATGGTTTCAGTTGACACTGAGAAGATCATTGAAATGGTGAGCGTCTACGTGGACACACCATCAGATACCCTTGTTGATGGTGCGGTGGAGAATGCTACTCAGACAGCGCTCCAATCACTGCGCACAGCAGGCTACGATGAGACTTCACTCGATGGGTACACTGAGGACACATACAGAGTGGCTATAGAGTTCTATGCTATAGCTGATCTGATCAGGGCACTCTATAATGCTAATGACTCCTCTGGGGAGGACCAGGTCAGGTATTACATGGAGCGTGGGGATCGTTTGATGCAGGAACTGGTCATGGAACTTGACAGGAACTCCTTGGACAGTGAATCCAGTCCAGTGTCAGCCGTTAAGACTGATTACGTCTACAATACAAGGTATTGAGTGTGGGGGTGGATTGTGGGATGGTCTTTGAGATCGAGATAGATCGCAGCGTACTTGATGCCCTTGCAGGGGCCGCGGATAAGGTGAAGGACTACATAATCGCCGGCCTCGATGATTTCATGAGGAGCCTTGAGTCAGATGCTAAATTCAGCGCTCCGATCAGGACTGGGAATCTCAGGGCGAGTCATGTGATCTATGCTCCTGATGAGTTCACCCGTGTCCTGACTGTTGACACGAATCAGGCCCCATACGCGGTGTTTGTACATGAGGGCACAAGTCCTCATGTTATTGAACCTGTCCATGCGAAGGCCCTGTTCTTTGATGGTCGCTTTGCGAAGAGGGTGCATCATCCTGGGACTCCACCCAACCCCTGGATGAGGGATGTGATTGAGGACGCTGACCCCACAAGTCACATAGAGAACTACCTCTCACTCCTCCTAGGAGGTTTATAGTATGCCTGATTACTCCTACATCAAGGATATAGGTTCAAACCTTGTTGATCTTCTTGAATCAACAGGCCTGTTTGATGATGTACGGTTAGGGGTCCCAGAGAAGACTCCGCAGTTTAAGAGAGCTGTTGCAACTGTATACACGACTGAGGGCTCATTTGAGAACACTATGGGGTCATATAACATACCAGTAGAGGCTAAGTCAGTTGTATTCGCAGTGTATCGCGGTACAAAGCCAGAGAGTTATGATAGGGCCATGGATGACCTTACAACGATCATAGGGAAATTTAACAGTGACAAGGACTGGTATACAGTGAAGGGCGCGACACGCATGACAAGCATAGAATCATATCAGTACATACCCCGAGCCGTTGGCCAAGCATTCTACACAACAATAATCTACACCCTCAAACATGACGTTAGACAACCCTACTAAGATTATAAAACATTTTTTGAGGTGAATACATGCCACCAGTACGATATTTTGGTTTTAAGAAGGAAACAAGCTTCGGGACTGAGGCAACAGACTCCAAGTATGATATCACGATAGCAGAGTCAGTCAGCCTTGATGTCCCTGATGACCCTGTGATACCTTTACCCACATTATCCGCGTTCCCGCGCGGACAAATCGCAGGGTACTACGCGAACAAGGGCTCATTCGAGTACCCAATAGATATCAAGACGATAGGATACCTCCTCTACTTTGGTATGGGAGGTTATACCTTCACTTCAGGGACACCAAACAACACACACGAATTCTATGCCTCCCAATCCAAGACGCTACCATCATTCACGACACGTGTGGGTAAGGACACCTTTGAGCACGTGTTCCTGGGGACTGTTGTGAACAAGATGAACGTCTCAGTAGAGGATGAAGTCGCGGTGATGAAGACGGATCTCCTCGCTAAGAAGGATAAGAAGGATAATATAAGGACAACCCTGAATGAGCCGAGCGGGATATTCCCAATAGCGTTCTACAAGGTGAACGTATCGATTGGAGGCACTGATGAATCCCCTAAGATCAAGTCCTGGGAGCTTGAATATGATAATGGTATCAAGGAGGATTCTGGTCGCGGATTCGGATCCAGGTTCCCCTACGCATTCTATACAGGGGATAAGTCCTGTAGCCTCACCCTGAAGATGAAGGACGATGACAGTTCTATTCTTGAAGCCTTCTGGGGTGACAGTTCAGGTGCTAGTGAAAGCTCACCCGCCACATTCCAGGTTGTCACCACATTCGACGCCGGCTCAGCAGGCACTATGACCGTAACATTCCCTAAATGTTACTACAAGAAGATTGACACATCAATTAAGGGTGCTGAGCCCAGGGAACCACAAGTAGAACTCGGATGCCTTGAAGATGAAGTAACACTCAATGATGGCACCACAAAAGTAACCACACCTTGCTATGTCAAGATAGTGAACTCCGAGACAAGCGTATCAACCTAAAATGATATAGGAGGAATTAGTTTTGAGTAAAAACAAGGAGAACATCCAATTATTTGAGGAACTCCTGAAAGGGAGGGAAGGATACGTTGAACACAAGGTTGAGGGTCTTGAAAGACCAGTGAAACTAAGACCACTTACATGCTCTGAGATACTGGAACTGCAGAAGATAGAGAAAGAGGGGATGAAGGCCACAATCGATATAGAGGGCCTCATGAATATGTCCCCAGGTGAGCGCAGAGCAGCTGTGAAGGACCAGACACAGAAACTGAAACAAGAACTTGACTTCGCGAAGACACAGGAGGCCAGGGCCAAGGTGAAAATGACCGCGGTGGCCTACTCCTCAGAGACCCCGATGGAGATAATCCAGAGGCTCCCTCACCGTGTCCTGAATGACCTGTTCATGAAGGTCATGGAGATCAGTAGCGTTTCAGAGGAAGAACTGGACACACTCAACCAATTTCGCTGAAGAAGATGAAGGACGTATCCTTTGGGCTGTACACAACTCAGGGGCGCGTATATGTGACAGAGCATCAGACCTAACCGAGAAACAAAGAGTCTTCCTAGCCCACGCATACTACCTCGAATTGAGGGAGGAGCGCGAATTCCTCGCTAAGGCCCTCGGCGCGGAGGTTAGTGATGGGGGTGGAGGAGTCTCAGAGTCTATGAAACGGAAGGCGAGGAGGATGGCCCAACGGGTCTAAACCACTCCTCATTTTTTTTTAGGGTGCATGTATGGATGAGATAAGTGTAATTGTAAGACTATTAGACGAGTTCAGTGGGAACCTGTCCTCAATGGTAACAACTGCAGAGTCAGCCCTTTCAAGCCTCGAGGCCACAGCAAACTCATCATCTTCATCATTATCTAAGATGGGTTCTGCAGCGACAGAGTCAGGTCAGGCGCTGAGTGAAGCTGCGAAGGGTGCTGAGGAACTTGGGAGCTCCACATCGGCTATAAATTCAGCGCCATTATCTGATGTCTCAGGCGCTGCGAATGAAGCGAGCAATGCGTTGAATGACACGAGCCAAAGCGCTGAGAATCTCTCCACGAGTCTGACGAATGTGAATGCGAAGGATCTTATCTCAGCATCATCCAGCACCCGTGAACTTGGCACAGAACTTGATAAAAGTGCTGAAGCGGCTGATAAATTAGCTGATAAAACAAAGGAGGCTAATGAGGAGGTTGAGAAGACCGGTAAGGATACTGTGGGCCTTGCAGCCATCACGGCGGCCCTGAGCACACTGACTGCTGGGATGGAGATGGCTGCAAGGGAAGCAACTAACCTGAACGCAACATTCCAGAAGATGGGATCAGCCAAGATGCCAGAGCCAGAGGTAAGGAGCTTCGTAGCATCTCTCATCAGCGCTAGACTACCACTTGAGGATGTCCTCGCCTACCTGAAGGTTTTGAAACAGAGCGGACTTCAGAGTGCTGACTCGTTACGTCGTGGTGTGTATGCTCTGAATGACCTCAGCCTTGCTACAGGCGTGAATAGAGATGAAGTTATCAGGTTTACGAATTCATTGATTGTTATGGGTGTCCGCCTCGATGAGATCCCTAAACATTATAATGCTATCGCATATGCTCAGGCGAACATCGTGGGCGGTTTTGGTACGTATATCAAGTGGATGGAGAAGTTTGACGCGTCATTTAAGGAGTTAGGGCTCACAGTGGATCAGACTGTTGTCCTCATCGCTGCAGCGACGAAGAAGTTTGGTGGTGGTCGTGCAGCGTACACTGGTATGAGCCGGGCGCTCAAGGAGTGTAATGGAGATCTCTCAGTCCTCGAACAAAAGTTAGGCTTGCAGCCAGGGCTCCTCAGCCGAGCATCCGCGATGACATCAAAGTACTCTGGGAGTATCGAAAAGAAATCAAAGATAATGAAAGAGAATGTCACGATATATGAGCGCCTCCAGGAGGGTGTGGAGAAGCTCCGTATTCAGTTCAGCTGGCTAATCGCCCCGATCCTAAGTGTAGGGGGCCTGATTGGGGGTCTTGTGAGTACATATATGGCCTATCAGACGTACCAGTCAGCTGTTGCTACTGCAGCGAACACTCAGACACTCGCAGAGATTGCGAAGGCAAAGGCACTCTTCACATCCACCGTGGCGACAGAGGCCCAGGCTGGTGCTGAGACAACAAAGACAGCAGCAACTGTAACATCCACTCTTGCGACTGTGAGGAACACTGTCGCGAACCAGGCCCTCATATTATCTACGTATGGTTCAGCCGCGGCCTTGCAGACTGCGGTGGGGGCTGCGATGGCCCACGCGGGTGCTGTGGCGGTCGACACGGAGGCCCAGAATATGGGTATCCTTGCATCCCTCAGGTACACTGCGGCGCTGGCCTGGCAGCGGATCGTCACGGCTGCGACGACCGCCTACACGTATGCCCTCGCGGCGGCTCAGTGGGTCTGGAACGCGGCCCTCGCAGCCTCCCCGATCACATGGATCGTCTTAGCTGTGGCTGCTCTTGCAGCAGCCCTTGTGTATCTCTACTATAATTATCAGCCAGTTACGGATGCTGTGAACAAGTTTGCAGAAGGTCTTAAGTGGGTTGGTAGTGTTATCTATGGGTACCTCCTTGGAGCGTTTAATGCGCTGAAGGGTGCTCTCTCTGGGGTTGGTTCAGCGATTCAGGGGGCTCTTGGCGGTGCGTTGAACTGGATTATGGGTGGTCTCAAGCAATTAGCTGGTTTCATCTATTACGTCTTCTTCTCGTTCAAGTTCGTGGATGATATGGCCTCCAGGTTCGGTTTCCTGGGCCTGGCGATATCATTCGCCATCAATCCAATCAGGACAGTCATTGAATACGTGAAACAACTGAAGATAGCCTGGGATTCATGGAGCAAGACCAGTGAGGCCCAGAGGGTCTTCGCCGAGCTGGGAGCGGCGTTCAATGAGCTGAAGGCTGCGTTCGGTGAGGTCTGGGCCGCCTTGCAACCGGTCTTCAAGGCACTCGGGGAAGCGTTCAATGAACTCAAGAACGCGTTGTTCCCGGTCCAGGAGACCAGCAGGGCTGTGCAGTCCACTGGTAAGAGCGCCTCCTCCGCGTCCGGCCCGATACAGGTCTTCGTGGAGATCATCCGGGCCTTCGCATGGATCCTCACGAACGTGGTGGTCCCAGCCATCAGGATACTGGCGGAGTGGATCCATTACCTCGTCCCTGTCTTCCAGGCCATTGGATTCGCCATATCCGCAGTGATACAGGTGATGGTGTTCATCGGGCAGGTGGTCTGGAACGTGATCACATTCCTCACGAAATTCGGTCAGGCCCTCCAGATGCTGATTAGTGGCCATATCACCTTCTCCCAGTTCATGAGCGTAGTCTGGAACCTGTTCAAGGCCACGGTTGGCCGGATACTCCTCGAGGTGGTCCTCGCAGTGGGCAGGTTCGGGGCACAGTTGATCGGGAAAGCTGTGGCAGCGGCTTTAGGATTCGTTAACTCATTCCTATCATTCATAAGGAGCCTACCTGGACGTCTCTGGATTATGCTCCTCATCGTAGTGCAGAGGATCATCGCATGGGCAAACAAGCTCAGGGAGATGGCCCGTCAGGCTGCCTCTAACTTTGTCTCAAAATTTATTGGAGGAATCACTGGACTCCCTGGACGTGTGGGTAAGGTGATGTGGGATGTGGTGAACGCGATTAAGAACAAAGTGAATGACGCCTATAACGCGGCGAAACAGTTCGGTCAGAACGTGTGGAACGGTATCAAGAGTGCGCTGCACATTAAGAGTCCGAGTATCATCTATAAACAGATAGAAGCCGACACAGCCCTCGTGAATCAGCGTTTCAGGAGCATGGCCAGCTCTGCAAGGGCTGCTGCAAGCACGTACGCGAAAGGGATACGTGAGGGTATGGATATTGCAGGGACAAATGTGCCTATAGACTCCACCCTGAAATCTTCACCTGTTGCGGGTGCTGTGGATGAAACAAGGAAGGCAATCACTGACATGCATGGTGTCACAAGGACAGGACTCACTAACATCGTGAATACATGGAGTGGCATCGAGGAAACAACACAGAAGACGCGTGACTCCTATAATGCTTCAGTGGATATCACACGAAACGCTATGACCACAATGAGCACCACGACAAAGACCACAATGACCCACATCAAGACAGGGTTCAACTCAATGAAAACTGAAGTAATCTCCGCCGCCAGCCGCACAAAGACAGGAGTCACCGGGCACCTGAACACACTCTCAACCAACATCCGCAGATTCTACAACCTCGTCATGAACCCAGGGGCCGGTGGCCCCGCAGGAGGGCCCTCAAGAAGGGTGTTCACAACTCCCAGCATCCCCAAGCTTGGATGGGGAGGCCCGCCACGAGCCATGACACCCACACCACCCCTAACAGGCCCCGAAGCCTATACTGCAAGGGGAGCGCGCCGCCTCCAAAAAATCGCTGAGGAATACTACAAGATGCTATCCTGCCCATCATGCTATGGGGCTGGCTGGGATTACTCAACGAGGATGACAGGATGGGTGAACCGGACAGTTGACAGGTACCGTGTAGGTTGGCTCCCAGGGATCACCCTGAAAGCCGGGGATTTCTCAACGTATCCTCCACGAGGACTTGCAGGGAACCTTGCAAGGTTCATCCCATTCATTTCAAGCGTGATAGGGCGAACACATTACAGGTTCTATTATGGTGATAGTGGCCTGTCACCGGCCGAACTCCTCAGGGTAGGCTCATTTAACTGTTATGATGGGGCCCGCCTTGTTGTCGCCTTCGCCAGGGCCTTCGGGCTCCCTGCAAGTATCCGTTGCGGCTTGAGCTGGGGAGGTATACCCCATTGCGCAGCAAATGTCGCGGGGATGTGGTTTGACACAACCGCCTTCCAGCAAGGATATGGCTGGACAAGTCCCCGGGTAACAGGGTATGGCGGCCCAACAAGCCCAGATATAGGTGTGGGCCCTGCAAGGATTGAGCACCATGCAGGGGACGTCCACATCAACGTCGAAGTCAATGGGGCCGCGGGATTGGATGAGAAGGAACTCGCGAAGAGGATAATGGAGGCGGTCACGGATAACAGGACAATCAAACGCCTCACAAGCCACCCCGTCTTCCTCCGCAGATTCGATGAGGAGTACGGGAGGTACGCTGTGAATGATGCGAGGAGGACTGGTAGCAGATGACGGATAAGATAGTGCTCGGATTCGAGGCCTTCAGGGCGAATGGGAGCAGAGTAGTCTCAAGGATCGAAACAAGCCTCTATAACCCTTACACTGAGGGAGTAACCTACGGTGTCAGCGTCCCAGCGATGAAGGTCTCAGGGGAGGATGATCTCTGGGTGCAGGACGTCGGAGGATTCAGGGTTAGGGTGGTGATCTGATGCCAACAGCTCGACTTTATGGTTCCTCGTTCACGTATCAGAGGGTGGAGAAGAACCAGTACGGGACCTATACGGAGACAGTCTGGAATAATACGGGGAACCTGAAGTATGATGATGGGAAGTACGCTAAGACATCCCTCATAGCCTCAAAGTCAGGGACGGCCTCCAAGCCGGGCCGTTTAATAGCTAAGGGATTTTCAGGGTCAATCCCTGACAATTCTAAGATTAATAGTGTCACTGTGGAGTGGGAGGAGTACATACGTAACCCTAATGGCGGGACAACGGGCGTCCCGAACATCCCAGCAAGGTACGTCTGCCTCTATTATGGTTCTTCCTGTTATTCATCCACTAAGACTGTATCATCAGCAGTCCCCACCTCAGCGACGAAGAGGACCCTGACATGGTCCTCTGGTGAGTTGCCCTCAGGATTCTCCAAGTCTACTCTGACATCATCATCATTCGGGGCCTACCTGAACCCTGCGAGGAATACGACGTACAATCCTGGGTACATGTACGTTGATCACATCCAGTTGATCGCTGATTACACCACACCCACTTATTCTGTGAGTATCACGCGTACGGGTGGGGATAAGCCCAGGGACACTGTAACGTACACTTTCACGCTCACTAATACGAACAACACGCCTCACACTGTCCCGGTTGCCTGCACCATCACTCTCCCATCTGATTTCACCGTAACTGAGGCCAGCGGGGATGGGACATACACTGCAGGGTCATGGTCTGCCCAGGTCAAATCCACGTACACAGCTGTCCTCACAGTGAAAGGGTACTACACGGGCCCCGGATCCAAGCAGGTCTCCTTCCAGGAGTCTGTGACGGGCCAGTCCACGACGAACACATTCACAGTCACTAATCCGGCCTGCGGGATTGTCCAGGTCGACTACTCCCACATACCCAAGGGAGTCCAGACCCAGCTCACCTACACCGCCACAGACCTCGGAACATCCTCAACGACGGTATCGATACCATTCCCGGCCTGGATCACCGTCAACGGGTACAGTGGGGATGGGTCATATTCGAATGGGGTCTGGACCATCCCCAGCGGAGGCTCCGCACCCCGGACAGCCACCATCACCCTCACAGTCACCGCATCACAGGATGGCGTCTATATGCAGCAGATCAAGGACGCCACCCAGACCCTCCACAGCCTCAGGTGCCTCATCACCCGCACAGACCTCCCAGATCCGCCGATCTATCAGGTCAGATTCCCATCTGATCGCCTCAGGGATCTGCCATGGGGTCAACGCCCACTGTACCTCCTCTTCCCCGTCCAAGTGGTGAAGAAGAAGACAGAATGGCTCTACAGTAGCCATCAGCTCGAATACAGTGTCGTCGCTGATGGCCAAGTGATCTCCAGGTTCACCCCCCCGACGGGGCAGCCATCCCTGATCACCGCGAGACTCCCTGACACCCAGGTCACGGACCTCCGGGTCTACCTCCACATGGCCAATGGCATGGAGCAGGACTTCCAGTACCTCATCGCAGATCCTGTTATCTCAGAATCCCCGGTCTACAGTGGAGGGGGTGGGGAATGGCGGAGCCTGGTCCTGGATGACTACGTAGCGGTCCTGGAGCCACATGGATCCATCGGGCCCCTGGAACTCCTACCAGTGGAGCCGGACCTCCCGGACGGGGCGATCATAACAGGGTTCAGGGTTTCATACACCCTCAACACCACGACCCTTGCAGGTGACGGGTCACAGGGCGACGCGGATGTAGCCTTGACGCTACGTATACACGCAGAGGATGCTGTCTATGGTGAGAAACGACTCATACAGTCAACTGGCTGCTATGAGGAGGGCTGGCGCTATGATAAGTGGGGCCTCGTGGAGGCGGCCACAGGGAAGCTCCCTGAGACTGAGGATCCCTCCACTGGGGCGGCCCTATTCACGTCTGGGTGGCTCGATGAGGTGTACGTCTCCTTCATCTTCGAGAACCCCACAGACAGTGAGGTGGTCGTTGAGGTCAGGGATGTGGCCCTGGAGATCTATTACAGCCTTGATGATGACCTGGGACATGCAGTGTACTTTAATGGTGTCCCCTCAACGAGTTTCGGGGCCGTGCTCCTGAATGAATCGGAGTTGCAGTTCGGTGGGAAGCTTAAACTGGACCTGGTGGATTTAACGGGCTGGAATGAGAATTATATTAAATCCGTGAAGATTGAGCCCATCTCCTTCAAACTCAAATTCTACATTGGCGGTGAGAATATAGAGGAGGCGACGAGGATGGTCCGCGAATTCCTATCCCTTATCACCCCAGATATCAACATGTACGGCCTGCCCGAGCCGATGGCCCTCACCATGAGTTGGGATGACACAACATACTACTATGTCCTCCAGGATGAAATCGATGTGAAGAACCACGTCTCCGGATATGAGGTCACAGTACCCGTCACAGTCCCCTCTGGGCATGGGTATGGCCCCATGGTGAAGATGCCGGCCTCAGGGACCCATAAGAGCCTTATACCGCCCCGCCCAATCGTCTACGTCGATGTGAATGAGGATGTGGAGAGCGTCACAGTCTCTGAGAGGGTCACCCGGGCCACCCTAACCCTGAACACCCCTATAACCGCCCCTAAGACCCTGATAATTGACTCAGAGGATCGGAGGGTGACGGATACTGATGGGGAGGAATACACTGGAAGACTATCACTGAACTCCGAATTCTTCACCCTCCAACGCAGATACGACTTCACAGCCTCAGAGGGTGCGACGGTACGGATGATTATACTGAGGGAGGCGAGGTAATATGCGGTTCAAGGTCGGCCCGCTCCTCATACTGAACCCTGATGAAACCCCTCTCGTCTACCTTGACAGTGACGCCGTCCAGGTCACAGAGAAAGTCACATTCAACTCTTTCAGGGAGCTACGGGTCAACCATCCTCTCATCCACGATGATGGGAGGGATTACAGCAGGTACATCCGCCCCGGGATGAAGATGTTCTGGTATACCACCACTGAGGGCGACTCCTGCCTCTACGTCATCGACGGGGCTGTTAAGTACGAGTATGACGCTAACACCGTGGATTTCACGGCCCATGAGGCCGCCGCCGAGTTGCAGGACCTCCCACCAGTCTGGGTGGATCCTGTGGTCGCTGACAACTTCCAGGACGCCCGGATAGGCCAGCAGTGGACGACCACGACGAACGGGGGGCAGATCACTGAGGGCAAGGGGTACCTGCAGCTCTACGCCTCGAAGGGTACACAGATCGTCTGGGGCGGCGCCTCCACGTATAGGTCGCCCTGCATCGCCCACACACCCCTACTTGAGGGGAATAGCTTCACATTGATCACCAGGATCATCCCCATGCCCCCCTTGAAGAATGAAGCTCCATTCGGCCTCGCCATCACCAACAACAACTTCGAGGCATTCTATAGGATCGGCAGGCATTGGAGCAGTGACGGGAAGCACTATGTGAGGACAGACTACCGTAACCCCGGCGGTACCGAGACCCAAGTCCAGTCTGATGAGTATAAGGACCTCTCTGTGATGGCGGCGACATGGTTCATGCTCGAAGTGGACGCTGATGGGAAAGCCACAACCTCATGGAGCCCTGATGGTGTCTCATGGACAAGTCACACGACAACACAGTTAACCTGGACTCCTACCCGGGCGGGGGTCTTCATCAGGAACTGGAGCCCTAACTACAACCCCGTGAAGGCCAGGGCAACGACTTTCAAGTACATCCCCTGGAGGGGGCGACTCGTCGATGTGACTGACGAGTACCTCACCAACCTGACCGGGGGCAGGTTCACCGCCACAGGGACGCCCAGCGGCCTCCAGGCACGTCTCGGCGGCCTCCAGGACCCCTACAGTATCATCATGAAGGTCTGCGAGGATAACGGCCTCCAGGCCTCTTTCAGGTACAGGTATGACGCGGATGATGGTGGGATAAAGCGTGAACTCCTCCTCACCTCGGTGGATGATACTGTGAGGGGTGTGCTCCGCCTCGGTGAGGACATCGCCGGCCTGGAGGTGACCATCGATGAGTCCAGTGTTGCATCCGCCGCCGCGCCCAGGTTAACGGCCCTGAATGATGCCGAGAAACTGATCCCTGTCCTGCAGGAGTACCGTGAACTCCAGGTCACCAGGGGTGCGGGTATACCCTCGCAGGTCTACACGGACTCCCAGAACCGGCAGGTCTACGGGCCTAATGTCTCCGCGCCCTATGGGAAGACAGGGGGTGTGTACGTTGTCGTTGCAGAGGACTCTGACGCCGAATACAGGAGGATAATAACCCCTGGGGTCCCAGATGAGGGCCGGGTCGTCTACGTGGACGTGTCCCAGGCAGATCACCCTTTGAACCTGTACTGGGACTTGGCAGGGAAGCTGGACGAGGCAAGGACACGGAAGATCACTCTCACCTTTGATTACATGGAGAAAAGCCCTGATGCGGCGGAGTTCAGGTACAGGGTAGGGGACCTCCTCAGGATCATCCTCCCAGGTGAGGATGAGGCGGCGGAGTTCAGGGTCCAAACGACGGAGAAGAACCCCTACGAGCCCGCTGCCTTGAAGATGGAGCTCGGCGAGGAACCCATCAAATTCACAAGGATAGGAGGTAGATAACCATGAACATTGAACCCTTAAGGGTTGAGGAATCCGAATACAATGGCGTGAAAACACGCATATACATATACAGGGACACCATCATCGAAATATCAGGCGTCGAGGACCTCTCAGATGAGGAGATACAGGGGAGGCTTGAGGAGGCCTTCAACCAGTTAAAGGCCGCTGAGGCGCCCCCTGAAGGTTAATATGTGTGAGGTGATAGGGTATGGCATCATACACCGCGACACAGGACGGGCTATGGAGCCAGGCCAGCACATGGGGTGGGTCCGGTGTCCCGGGGAACGGTGACACCGTAACCATCCCAGCTGGGCGGACGGTGACCTTCGACGTCGACCAGTCCAGCTTCGCATCAGGACTGGCCGGTTTAACAGTGGATGGGGTCTTATCATGGAAGACTGACACCGTAACGTACCTCAAGATGGCCACTGATATCAATATTGGTGGTACGGGCACCCTACAGGTTGGCAGACCAGATAATCGGATCCAGAGGCCCGCGCAGGGGTCACAGGTCAGGGCAACGATAAAACTGCAAGGATCCAACAGCAAAATCACAACCCCGAACATCTATGCCTATGGATGGGATGAACGCCTGAACAGGACCACGCTCGCAGCCAACGCCTCAGCCGGGGCCACACAGGTCGTACTCTCCGAGGATATGAACCTGCAGGCCGGGGACCAGATCCTCATCGGGGCAGGGACTGTGAACGACTATATGACGGAGTCTGCGAAGGGAGTGTACACCGTGTCCAGCTATGACCAGTCTACGAGGACTGTGACCCTCACCGGGGCCCTGGGCCATGGACGGCTGGCAGGAGACTACGTAGGAGTATATAACAGGACAATATTCTTCGATACAGTAAGAAATTCGTCCTTTGAATCGTATAATCCTGGTTATTATCGTTTTGAAGGCGTGACAATCAGGAGCAGTATCGGGTGGACATCCACACTTAATATGCCTTTGGCTGACGGAGTCCTTGCAGATAAATGCACATTCATCCCTTCAGGAACCTTCACAGGGACGTATGGGGGGCAATATGGTTCTCCTTATATTGTCCAGAACAGCACATTTTATAACACGAGCGTGTCTTGGTCGCAGAATACAACGTTCAAGGACTGTGTCTTCATTCAAAGAGAATTAAAGGACTATGGGTTCATAACTTATCCTGCTGGGGCTCTATTTGATGGCTGTTGGTTCCAGAACGCCCATGCAGTCGTATATAGATACCCTGATTTGGGTTGGGGGTTCAGTCAGCACAAGGGCTGCAAGGCCCGTAACCTTCAAAGTGGAGCATACGGATCCTTCTCGCATCCTGTAACATGTTATAATATGGACTTCGGCGGATACACGCCAGTTAATAGGCTGTATTATCATCATAGGCTCTATGATTGCCTTGCACCCACCATCAGCATCGATTATGGGGCGGCTACACTGGAGGGTGCCCTGGAGTCCTTCAACCACAACCAGGTCCCCGGAGACTACCGCCTCTACCAGTACGGAGGCGTCACACTCAAAGTCACAGACATCCCCGCACCAGGACGCACGTACAGCCATAAAACAAACCTCACATCCACTTACAGCCCCGCGGTGGTGGGCCGGCCCCTCGGTGTCCTGGATCCCGGCGAGACCCTGGTCCTGACGGCGTGGATACGGAAGGATAAGACGTCAGCAGAGATGCCATACACCCCCCGCGTCCAAGTCCTACAGGGTGACAACTGGATCCATAAGCGGGACACCGATGTCCTGAAGGAGACCCTCATGGACCCCTCCAAAGTGAATGAGTGGGACAAGGTCGTGTTGAAGTACCGTAACAAGGAGTCATACCCTGTACGGGTTTCGGGGCGTGTGAAGATGATGGGGTCCTCGGGGAATGTGTGGCATGTCCTCGGTGATGATGTCTCCGAGCGCGGTAAACTCGTATTCATCAAATAGGAGGCTGAATAGAGTTGATTGACGAAAAATATGATAGGATAAACAAGATAGCTGAATTCATCGATGGGTTGCAGGAGCAACTCGTTAAAGATGAAACATCATGGATATGGGTTGATATTGAGAAGGCAGTTCTCTACCAACTTGATTACATGGAAATCGATAATATCCTCCGGCGTCTTGAAGAAGAAGCTCCATTGTTCTGGGATGGGACTATCCACCGATTGTGGTTCATCCACGCCGCGAACAGGGTCATAGATTATGCATACTTCCACGCAGACCTTGATGACATCGACATGATCCTCACATCATTGACTAACACGACGATGGAGATCCTGACAAGGAGCCTCAGGGAGGCCCCAGAGGATGTACTCTCTGAGTATGAAGTATGCATTGAATGAAGAATTTTGGGGTGAGATATGATGAAGAAGGAGTACAGGTTAGATGAATTCCTGGATATGAAGCGTCGCTGGGAGGCCTTCAGAATCCAGAAGGGCAGAAAACCTAACTACGTGACTGATAAGGCGGGTGAAAAGATCCCAAGAGACGTGTTTAATGATATGCTACTAAGATATGAACGCTTCGTTGCACTCAACCATAGAGATCCAGCCCTCATCAAAGTGAAGGGTAATACTGCTGATGACGGGTGGGTTACCACTGGGTATTTCCAGCAGGACTATCAGGACACGGATCACACCTGCGGCCCCAGCAGCCTCCAGATGGCTCTCTCTGCCCTTGAGTGCAAGATATCGGAGTCGGAGTTAACAAAGGCGGCTGGGACAACATTGAAGGGAACAGACCATAAAGGTATGTTGAAGGCTATCACTTATGCAGCGAATAAGTGTAAAAAGAAACTTAAAGCCGAATTTAAAAAATTCAAGGCAATAGGATGGGATTCGATCATTAAACACGTTGAGGGTGGCGGGGAAGTCATAATACACCTTGTCACCCGGCCAGGCCTTGACACGGATGTGAATGGTCGAGTGGTCTGGCGTGGAGCATTCGGTCACTATGTCTACCTCGTCGGCGTGAACAGGAAGAAGGGAGTGGTGAGGATAGCTGACCCAACGAAGGGGATTCGAGAGTTCACTCAAGGACAAGTAGTTCAGGCGATAAATAACCTGTCACAACCCAGCATACTCCTAATAAAGTAGTGGAGGCGGGTCTTATTGGTAGATCAGTATGAACTCCACCATAAACGACGCCTTCATATCATACCACTCGGGGATCTTCATGTAGGGGCGAGGAATTGCAATTATGACTATATTGAGTACGCGATTAGGACGATTAATCAATTGAAGGGCCCTAAACGTGTGTATATGATGGGCGACCTCCTGGAGACTGCTGATAAACGTGTTGGTGGCAGTGTCTTTGAGCAGGACATGAGCCTCGATGATCAGGTATGCTTTATCAGGGATCTTTTGAAGCCAATAAGTGATGATATTGTTTTCTTCTGCAGGGGAAACCATGAGGAGCGCCTTATTAGGATGTATGACCTTGACCTGACCCGGCTGCTTGCTGAGGACTTTGGGGTGGGGTATGGGTATCAGTGCCATGACGAATTCCTTGTAAATGGTCGTCAGTTTAAGGTGATGGCGTATCATGGAAAGGGGAGTAGCAGGTCACCCTACCTCGCGTATGGGAAGGTGGTGAGGGAGCTTGGGAATTTTAAGGCTGACCTGTATCTTTACGGGCACCTCCATATGGCTGGGGCGTACAGGGAGTTCTATTGGAGTCCTGAGGGTGTCTCTCAGAGGGTTTATGTCCTGTCAGGTCATTTCATGAAGTACTGGTCAGGTTATGCTGAGGCTGGTGCCCTCACATATAGTCCAGAAGGGTTTGGTGTGTGTAACCTGAACAAGGACTGCTTTATCTCATATAACCCGTTCCATATACATGAAAGGAGGCCTGATCTATTAGTTTGTGGTGATGGTGTAGGATAATGATGAATCGCTTCATGCAATTGAGAGGTAAACTGGACATCCCCTCATTAGATGAGATCACTGTAAGGTTTGAGAGAAAAAGATGCTTCCTCCCCACCGCCTACTGTTACCCTGAGATGAAGGTGATAGTCATCGAAGGGAACCCTGCAAGCCTGGAGAGGTATGGGCTCGCTGAACTCATCTGTCATGAATTGTCAGAATACGAATACTATCATCAAAACAATAGCGAAAGCATGCATAATGACGATTTCAGATTGATAGAGTCAAAGTACAGGGAGATCATAGAGGAAATAATCAGAGAAGAACATGAATGAACGTACATGACAATCAGATAGGTAATATTAAATATCTAAAAAATGTAATGATGATGTATGACCCGGGGGCCACTCTATTTTTCCTACCCCCCTCAAAGAGGCCCCCAGATCATTCTCATTCTATCATATTCAAGAGTTTCTCACGGTATTCAGCACTCAGATTTCTCTTCATGATCACCTCCCTTATATTCTCACGAGTGATGGGAAGATCTTGCTTCTCAAGTATCTCGATCACTCCAAGAAGGGCGGGAGTCTTCTTCAACTCCTCTATCTCCTCATCAGAGAGTTCATCCTCAACGATCTCTGGAACGACCTGTGCGTCTACAGCGTCAGGCTCTCTCTTTGTCTTCGCGTTACGCTTCGTCTCAGAGTTACGCGTATTCCTCAGGATGTCAGTCTCCTCTGCAGGTGTAGGTGCATACCCTGCAAGGCTAACGATCCACCCTAGAGGCATCCTGAGGGCCTTGCTCACAGCCCTCGTCTCAGCCATTGATTGAATAGCATATTCATCCCGCCCATACCAGTTCTTTTCGTAGCTACTGCAGATCATCTCCGCAGCACCTATCACTGTCCCATCAGAGCGTCTTGCAGTGGCCCTGGCCCTGTATATTATTTCGGGCTTTTTACGGCCACTATGAGGCTCCCTCTCAAGCCTCTCGGTCTCCTCAATGACTGAATAGACCCCGACAAGGAATCCAAGGGTTGTCCATCCCTCTACAGTGACATATTTTTTCCCTTTTATGTCCACGTAGAGGTTCGCGCCCTCTATTATATCTGTGAGTGTCCTGGATATCTTCGTCGCGGTGTTAACCATCATCTCAGGTGATTCGAAGGCGAACAGGTTGGTGGTTCTTGGTTTCTCTGGCAGGTTGGGTTGGTTTGTCATCATTTATTCCTCCCTTATCATTGAAGGAGTCTTAGCATTTTTATCCTGCAGTCGGAGGATGTGAGAGATGATCCTGTGCGGGTCCATTTCAACCCACTCAACCCATTCTCTTTCACCATCATAAATCCCTTCATGGAATTTGGCTACAATCCGGCCATCCTGAACTTTGAGTGAGACCTTGTCTCCCCATTCTAAACCGAATTTGATAGTTGCCATCATGGGACCACCCCTGATGTGCCCTCAATCTGGATGATGAAGAGGGCTGCCATCATCATCACAACTAGTAGTATTGTGATGATGTTAGTTGCTTGGACGTCACATTTGCACATGTAGGCTGTGTTTTTCTCCAATCTCATCTATCTCACCTCACATATAGCCCATCTCTTCGTTTTGGGCTCTGTTAATAAGATTGGGGTAAACATATATAAACATAGGGAATATTGCACACATTTATATGCATCACTGTCATAGTCGATACTAGAACTGTTCAGGAGGTGAATTTAGTGAGAAAAGGGAATATGATCCGAATAACGTCGAGTGTCAGTGTCCTGCCAAGCCAATACTCAAAACTAAAAGCAGTTTTAGAGTCGGCGCAGAATGACTATGGCGTCACGATATCTATCCAGGAACTCCTCAGGGATGGCCTGGATAGCATCCTCAACGACATGGATGTAGAGAAATATCTAAAGAATAAGGGATTGATATGACGGAGGAACATGAAATATGAATGAAGAAGAATTAGTATGGGGTGAGATAGATGAGTAGGATTACAGAAAAAACTGAGTTCCCACCCACCCTCAGTACTACATTAGTTTTACGTCGTATAAATGTTTTCATCACCCCAACAAGTCATGTAAACAAAAAACAATGTAATGTACATGATAAAAGTTGGGGTGTAAATATATGAACTTCAAAGAAGCCCTGAAGGACAACTACTTCTCATCAGGACTAGACACAGAGGACTTCATCATCGCAGTCACACAACTCGCGCGCGACCATAACATCCCAGAAACAGACATAACCAATGCCTTAATACCCATAAAAAAGTATTACAACAAACCATACACAAAAAAGGTGCACATCAAGGCCCTTGTGAAGGAAACTATCAAATCAAAGACCCAAGATGGGGATCCTGTGAAAACACTCAAACTACTACTCGGCGACGA